CAAACAGAATTAAAATCGCAAGATGATACAGGAAATTTTTTAAATTTACCATACTTTAATGGTGATGATACAGTAAGATATGCTTTTGATAATGAGGGTGATGCTGCTAGTCTAGAAGGTTTTTATAAATTATATGAAACAAAAGTTATTACTGCAAACACAGTAGAAAGTTTAGAAATAAAAAGACCAGAAACAAAATATTCAGATGGACCACCTTGTATTGAGTTGATGTCAGAAAACAAAATAGGTGAGGGTGGTAGAAACAATGCACTATTTCACTATGGTGTTTACGCAAAATCTAAATGGCCAGATGGTTGGAAATCAAAGGTGGTTGTGTTTAACGAAACTGCTATGGAACAACCACTATCTGATTCAGAAGTTGATATAGTTATAAAACAACATGACAAAAAAGATTGGGGATACAAATGTAATGATCAACCTATGTGTAGTTTGTGTGACAAGACACTGTGTAGATCTAGAAAGTTTGGTATAGGTCAAGAAGTATTGTTTCCAAATCTTACGGACTTACAAGTCATAGATTTAGAAGACCCTTACTACTACATGAATGTGGATGGAGAAAGACTAAAATTAGATAGTGTTAAATATCTTAGACAACAAAGTTTATTTCAAGAAGCATGCATGGTTCAACTAAAAACTAGACCACCTACATTAAAAGAAAAAGATTGGGTGCATCTTACAAATCAATTACTACAAGGTGCAGAAGTTACAGAACCTGCAGAGGGTTT